TTACAGTACCTTCTTAAGGTTTGCACGTTTAGGCCCTGTGCTAGTAGTCCTTTTAGGTACGTTTTCTGGAATGGTAATATTTACACTTGAAACTATTGTCCAACTACCTTTTTTTATTTGTTTGAGATTTAAACATGCACGCCCATTTTTTATATTAATAAACTTTGAATTTATCGAGGCTTTTATCGTTCTATCTGGGTTATCTTTTTTGGCTAATGTAATGCTGATTCCGGTAAACTTTGGATTTGATATATGCACATGACCACGTGAACTACGATTTTTTTTCATTATTTCCTCACGGATGCTGGTTTTCAGAAATTGATACAGTAATTTACACTTTTTTATGTATAGAGATCAATTGGTAAGTTGTCGAACTTCAGTGTCCATGGAAGTCACGACCAATGCAGGCAGGCAACAAGCTCCGCTCCTCGCTCATAGCAGCTCGCTGATGTCGCTACGGTCGGTTTCGTGCCAGGAACGGACATAGAAAACACGATGTTATAAGATTAGGTGCATCTATCCGATCGTATTCATTGGACGTAATGATCGTACTTAGCCGATCTCAAAGGAAAGCATTAATCAGGTAATTGAGCTATTAGGATAAAAAGGAAGGCTGACGGGGCATGGTTTTCGTCACACAATGAGTACCATTCTGCATGAAGAAGGATTCAACTCCGCATGGATCGAAACACAGCTTGCACATGTGGGTAAGAACGCTATTCACGGGGCTTACAATCATGCATAGTATTTGGAAGGGAGACAACAGATGATGCAGTGGTATAGTGATTACATAGATAGCTTGTCTAGAAATAAACTTCCGCAACTTTTTCTTAAAAAAAGGCAGTATGAACAATAAATCTAGTTGATGCATACAAAGGTTTATTGTCGATAGCAAGAGGAGCGTCACAATCATGAATGTACAGGAAACCAAATTTTCATCTAAAGAATTTCTAAGGCGCCGTCGCCCTGAAAAATTTTCTGATTCAACAATCAGAGAGACTGGTACTTTAGATAGAGTTGTACTGGAACACTTCCTTTCTACGCTAAATACAAGAAGTCAAGAATTACAATTCGAAGATTTTGCAAAAAAAATATGCGAAAAAATTATTTGCCCTAATCTCCTTGAACAAACTGGTCCTGTAGCAGGGGGGGATGGTAAAACTGACACACAAACATTCCCTGTTTCGGAACAGAATAAGCTTCTTTGGTTCGAAGGTGTTAATGAAGCATCAAATAAAGAACGTTGGGCCTTTGCGGTAAGTACACGTAAAGACTGGAAGAAAAAATGCCATGAAGATGTACTTAAGATAAAAGAAACAGATCGTGGGTATGCTAAAGTATTTTGCGTAACGAATCAATCTGCAAAGTCCAATATTCGTTCAGAGGTTGAGGATACACTAAAAACAAAAACTGGAATAGATGTTCGTATATTAGATATTAATTGGCTATTAGATCAAATTTACAAAAGTAATTTTGAACAATTGGCTATTGATTCATTGTCAGTTCCGACACAATATAAAAGAGAAGTTATTTTTGGAGAAAATGATTATAAAAAACACAAGAAATATGAAGAGCTAACCGAGTATATTAGAGAGAAAATAAATCCTGCTGAAATTTCATATGAAGAGGTGGATATATTTTTAGAAATTGCAGAGTTAAGCGCTGAGCTTGAGAAACCACCAATTGAAACACAAGGTCTATTTGAAAGAGCTATAAAAATCTCAAAAAAATTCGGGACTAATCAACAATTGCTAGATGCATATTATCAATACGCCTGGAAGTCTCATTTTTGGATGGAAGATTTTAATCTCTTCGAAGAAAATCTTCAATTTGCATATGAAAGTATTACATCATCAACTAATTCCTCAAAATGGGAGAAGGTTTTAAATTTAGTAACCGTTCATAAAAGTTATATTAGACTTAACAACGCAACATCTACAATCGACATTGAGAATATTGAACGTAATATGCTCGCTAAACTAGATGAGATAGCTTACGATGAATCACGTCCCAGTAATGCACTCACAGCGAGAACTCACAAAGCTATTTATAAATTGACAACGTTTTCAGATGTAGAAGATGCTTCGGTTGTATTTGAAGAGTTACATGAAATTTTTAAAAATAGTGGGAATTTAATAGGCTATCCTTTTGAGAAACACTTCCAACTTTTGAACGAACTAGATGACATTTTTTTCGAGGTGGATGCATATGAAAATTTATTAGACTATATGACTGAGCAATCTGCTGTTAGAGGTGGTGAAGTTAAAGGGGCATTATTAAATCTACGAAGAGGAATAAAGAGGATTCAAAATGGTCACCCTTATCAGGCAATCAAGTATTTAGGAAAATCTTTTATTCCACTCTATAAAGAGGAATCACGAGATAAATTTATATTAGCATTAAAAGCTATTGCTTATGCTTACGAATCCATTGGGTTGCTATGGAGTTCACGTTCATGCTTGCTTCTATCCGCTTCTTTGATTACAGATAACTACTGGAAGTATGATGAGATATCATTAAAGCAGGCTGAGATTTATTATAGTTTATGCCTAACAGAAATAAAATTAGGGAGATTAGCACATGCCCTTTTATGGTATGAACTGTTTTTAATAATTAACCAGAATATCAGTGATAGCTCGTTCGGCGATAAAGAAAATCAGCAAGTTGATTTTTACATAAGTCAACTCATTTTTAACACTGACCTAAAGGGAATAAATCGACAGAGTAATACTCCCGATGAACTCGATAGATTAGGTCTTTTTGTATCATCGGGATGTCTTAAATATGCTTTAGGTTATATTGAAGATTTTGAACGTGAGTACGAAGTTACTGCCGATAAAGATCATAATGATTTCTTGCAAAAAATACGTGACTTTGATGCTGGATTCAATAGTAAAGGCATAAAAGATAACTATGATAAACGAGGAATATATACATCTTTTATTTCTGGATGCACCATAGAAATTAACTTTCCGAATCGGTCACCATTTATAGAGTTTTCAACTAGTATCTTAGCACTTTTAGAGAGTGCTTTTGCAACTTGTACGATTGATAACATCCATTTGAAAGAAGCATTTTTAATTATTGAAGTAATAGCAGATGATGAAGATGACTTATCCTTATCACATGAAATAAATAGCAATAGTGGAAAGCTAAACCTTACTATAAATTGCAATGGTTTTGAAACAAGTGCTTTTAGAATCGATGCTCAACAAAAAATCACCAATGAATTCAAAAAAATAGTATTTGGTCTGCTTCCTGAGTTATTTTTTATAAAAAATACAGAATACATTGAAAAAATGATATTCGAAGATGCTGCATTTGATAGAGCAATTAGTTTCGGAGCCTGTATCAAAGCTATTGAAAATGTTCTTGGAAATGATATTGATCAACAAATTAAGAAAATTTACTCCACCAGTGCTGAAAAGAAAACTTACCATCTTTTAAGAGATAAATCCTGGGATAGTGAATTTCCGAAAGTGTTGGAGAACGAGGATATAAATACTCCAACACCTGGTAAAGGAAAAATGCCTGAAGAGGAACTTAACTCCGAAAATATAACACATAAAGATTATTCAATACAAAGTCTAATCAAACCTCGTCTATGGGATAGAACACGCTGGCAAGGAGTAGGCTTCGCTCAATTAAAATCGTGTTATCCAGGGTTATATCTATTATTTAAACACCCCGATATAGGTGAGGGTATTTTTAAAGATCTTATATCATCAGTAGGCTTGGTAGATAGTAAAGCCAGATTACGGGTTTGTATTGTCAAGGGTATTTCAGTTAAAAACCCAACTCATTATAGAGTACTGATATCTGAAAATATGATGACAACCCCATTAACTAAAAGAATGACAATGATCAGTAGAATTAATACGATGACTCCTGATAGCAATGTCAACTTAGAAAGATTTCTTGCTGCGTATCAGGCCTGTGGAAAATTCTATCTTGGATGTGATGCGATGTTAAAAAATATTGTTCCTGAGCATCCACAAAGAGATAGTTTAGGGATAGAAATGAGTACGTTAGATGTTAGGTGGGCTTGGGAAATTGGGTTAAATGATGTTGATTGTATTGGGGTTAATTTAAAAGAAGATGACCCCTATATTCCTAGTGATGTAGCTGAGATCCCATTATTGCAATTGATAAACAGTAAATAAAATGTTTGCCAAGAATACCGCCTCTTAAGGGGGCGGGTTCTAAACAAATCTATAGCCTCTTCACTAATGCTATTAGTGTTATCGCTTTCACAATAAATTGCTGACCTGCTCCCCATTGCTTAACACGCATCGAAGTAAGTATGCATTCCGAACTTCCGCTCCTCGCTCTAAGCAGACTGTCAAAAAATAAGATAGCGTATATCTGCGGAAACTGTCAGTTCAGGTCTGAGCTAATACACCTAAAGCTAGCAGCTGACTTTGATCCAATCCTTGCCCCTATCATCATGATAGCGGTCCGTCTGAGATTGTGTTTTGTGCCCCAGAAGTATCTGCGTGTTTATGCCCTGGGACTTATACAGCCTTTCTGCGAGCGAACGCTGTTCATGAAATGTTGCTGGTGAGCCATCTCCCCAATCAATATCAGTTTTATCTCTGGCTTTGCTAAAGTTGGTTGTCAGTGTGTTTCCTGGCACTTTTGCACCACGCTGTGCCATCGATGTTGCCCGGAAGTAATGCACCAGGTACTGGCTTAGCGAGTAATCCCTGCAGCGTGCTACTACTTCACGCAAGGACATATTCAGCGCGTCACATCGTATGGAAAGGGGAATGGCTAGCTTGGCGCTAGTTTTCTCCTGTATAACATGTAAGTGATCATCCCAGATATCACTGAATTTCATTGCTGAGATATCACCCAAGCGCTGTCCCGTAACTACGGCCAATAGCATCGCATTGCCCATGTAGTGATGCTGTTTATTAGCAATGTCGAAGATCTTCTGCCATTCCTCTAAATTCAAACGCTGCCTGGTAACCTTCCTGCGCGGTTGCTTTGTTGCGAGTGCGGGATTGTAGCCCGGAGGAACCTCACCAACATGCTGAGCCTCTTTGAATACATCGATTAGCACTGAGCGAACAACCTGGCCCATACGTGGCTGTCCTGCGTCGGTGTACTCATCCAATAACGAAGCGATATCTCTGGCATCCACCTCGGGCAAGGATTTCATTGCAAATTTTTGGCGTAGAAGATCCACTGGTTTACGTTTTTGTTTATACGTGTTGGGCTTGATATCACCTGTACTCAGTCGTTCTTCCTGTATCTTCCAATATCGATCGAGCCAGGTACTGACAGTTATATCTTTACCCTTAATTTGTGCCACCCGATCGCTAAGTGCCAGGATCTGCCGGCTACGTTGCTCCGCTAGTCGGCTATTGGCTTCTATCGCAATCTCACGAGCTTCCTGCTCAATGTCACCAAGAGCATGGTACTTCCCTGTAACCGGATGACGGTATCGCCAGTAGACCTTATTGGCTTTGCGGCTAAATAGGGGATACAGGTTAGGAATATCAACATTGTTCTTACGCGGTCGGGCTGCCATCGTTCAATATCCTTCGAAGCTTCGGATTATCGTTGTGCTTAATGACTGGAGTGGTGAGTGGGCCAACTAGCTCAGCATCTTCTCGCACACGCCATAACTTGCCTTCTTTACGAGCGGGAGGGGCGAAGTGGCCCTCTTTTGCGCAACGCCGCAAGGTATTAAGAGAGGGCGGTTTGCTGCGGTATCGCTCCGCAGCCCATTCTTCTAACGTCAGCATCTGCAGCATTAGACACCTACCTGTCTGCTATTCAGACGGTAGGCAATGGCCATCTGTTCTGCATCATTCATGGCATCATGTAGAGAGTGGTGTTTAACCGTAGCAAAGCATGGTTGATGGGTTTTAGGCAGATAACCCTTGGTGCCTTTGACCATTGCATCAATGTAGGTGCGAACATCGCGCTTGCCAGCAAAATGCCACGGGCATGTTAGACCGCAAGAACGGTATGCACTTTCGAGGATAGACCCATCAAAATCGGTGCCACGGAAAAAGATACGCGCGCCTGGGTGTTGTTGAATCCAAGAAGTCAGATTTACGAGTGTTTGACTCAGTGGTTCCCGATTTCCAGCCAGAGCCTCATGGGCATCTTCATCTTGTTTTATCCACCACTGTTGCGTTTCGGCGCTGACAGTTCGGCCTTGCATTAACTGACCAAAGGTATCAATCAACCCATAAAATGCAGACTTAGAATAGTCGGCCAGCTCAGGATTCCGAACCACCTCCATGATTGAGTCCTGCACGCCATCGACATCTTCGATATCAAATGCAAAACCACCGATAGATAAGATCACCGCTGATGCCTGAACGTCCATTGTTTCCGTGTCGATCGTGATTGTGTTGATCATCGTTTATTACCCCACACTGATTTTCGGCAAAGCGAAGCCCTGCCAGAATTGGCAACTTTTCGCAGAGAGAAAATCGGGTTTTAAGAATGGAGGCCAGACACCCGCATAGCGCTGGCTCCCGGTTAATTACTCACACATCAGGTGGCGCACCGCGCCGGGGCTTTATACTGTGTAAAGGGATAAGGGGAACCCGAAACAGTACGCCACCAGATATGTGAAAAAATGCGGCTGACACCAACCCAAATAAGAGCAGCCGCAAAGGCTTCACTACACACAGCAAAATTCTTGCCGGATATCTGCGCTTGCTTTCGCTGCAGTGCCGCCGGTGTGGCGGCTGGTAAACAACGCCCCCGAAGTTTCCAGCCTAACCACATCGGTATGCTCACTCATGAGTTTCAAGATTCTCCACCGCTTCCAGACTTAAGGGAAAGGGCGAGTGAGCATGCCGTTGTGTGCCGGGATTTTTAGTCCACACCCGGCGTGTGGTATCTTGGCGATGCTTATTAACCAAGAAGGATCTAAATGTGAGCAGAGAACGTTATTCAATTCGCCGTAAGCTGCATTACGCCATTGCTGACCTCAACTACAGCCTTGAGTGCTTTGGTGACCACTTAGCGAAAGAGAACTCCTACCCAAATGGTGTTGATGGTTTCGATGCTGTTTATCTCTATCTGTGTCGCAAATACGGTTGGACTATTCAGCAATGTCGCAGCATGGATAAGCAGGATATCCGCCTTGTTCTTGAACTTGAGATGAAAGGGTGGCGACTGCCGAAAGATGCCATTTTTGGCAATCAACACCCTGAAGACTAAGTACTTGCAACTCACATAAATTCGCATCTGCAGTTGCTTTGATAAACCGCCAGAATTCAATTTTGGCGGTAACACTTTCAGATCCTTTGATCATCTAAACCTCTCATTGAGTACCTGCTTCAGCGAATCATCCCGAATGTGCCTCGGGCGGCTACTTCGTGGGCATCCTGTCTGCTCGCTACTGATTATAAATCTAAAATAACTTAGCTTTATCGTCAAGATTAAAGCTAATAAAACTTAGATTTTAATTCGTACACCTGCGAGTGCAGGTTTCAATTGGGGTACTTTGATGAGGAGTTAGCGGCGTAATAAGCGACGATGTTCAACAAGAACGCCTATTATTTCAATGTGTTCTGTTAGTGAGTTTTTAGTGGGATAGTCAGGATTTAAAGGCACTAATTCGAAGACATCTTGCCCATCCTGAGTGACACCCCGAGCACGGTATTTTTTAAAAGTAGCTTCGTGCTCCCCATTTTTTGCCACAACGTAATCACCGGGGAGAGGATTGAGCTCTGGATCAACGATAATCAAATCACCTTCTTTAAACTCAGGTTCCATTGATTTTCCTTTAATTTTCAATGCAAAAGTCCCAGAGGACAGAGTTTGCTCTGTCAGCAGGTAATCTATATTTCCCTCCAGACTTCTTGCATCGCTTTCAGCCGTCCAGACACCAGCTTGCACATAACTAATTAATGGAACACGTGTTGAGCCCAGAGTGGCTGGGGTTACATTTGATACATCAGTTTTTCCATAGAGCAGATACTCTTCTGCCACACCAAAGTATCTGGCAAGTCCCGTAAGAGATTTACCACCTGGCTCATTAAGATCACGTTCCCAGTAGCCAATGGTTACATCGCTAACCTTTAAAGCTTTTGCTACTTGAGCTTGGGTAAGTTTCTTGGCCTTCCTAAGCCTTTTCAATCTTTGTCCGAGCGTTTCCAAGGCATCACCCCCTAATCAATTAAAGCTAAGTTATCTTAGTTTTTATTGACCAAAATTAAATTAGGAAATACCATCTAAGTATTCTTAGATTGGAGGGTGTTATGACAACGAAAGACCTGGAGGACTACTTCGGCAATCCAAATAAAGCTGCTGCATTCTTCGGTATATCTCCGGAGGCATTTTATCAATGGAGGAAAAGACCGGGAATGCTGATTCCGAAAGGGCGCGCGGCTGAGGCTTTTGCGCGAACAGGCGGACAGCTTGTTTTTAACCCATTGCTTTACAAAAAGCCTACCGCCTCGGTGGTGTAACCAAAACCACAGAAGCGGAGAAACCTTGTGGACAACAAAGACTTTCCTACCCAGGACGAAATCAGTGAAGCGATACACAAGCTGATCACTCAGTTCCCAGGCAAGTACAGCGCAATGGCAAAGGAGTTGGATCCGGTTACCGGCACTGAAAACGCACTACGTAACCGTGTCCGCCAGGTATCTGGTCAGGTAGTGCCGTTGGGCATGGCAGTAGAAATGGAATCAATCTCAGGCCGTAGCGATATCACCGAGGCAATGTGTAAACACGCTGGTGGAGTTTTCGTGAGGCTGCCGGAAATCGAACAGGTGGACAACGAAGAGTTGCTGATCAAGTTCAACGAACTGATGTCAGCGCTGGGCCTGTTCGCCAAGGCACATAACGAATTTACAGCTGATGGGGTACTGGACAATAACGAGAGTAAAAAACTGAAAGCTAAGGGGTACCGGATCCAATCGCTGGTGGCGGAGATATACGCCGTGACGGTGATGATGTTTGGGGAGGGTGACGCCCAGGATATGCGGTCCCGGGCGTCGAGTGCATCAATTAAACGTGTGGAGTAATTAACGCATGAACAGAGTAACAGAATCTCGTTTGCGTGGGCAATTTCGTTGTGTAGCTGCGAGCTGCGCTAAACCGCCAGTGCCGTTGCGTTATGTGATGAGAATACCGGGCGGCTGGTTGCCTGTCACCCACACTGCATTGCAGGAAGTTGTGGCCCGTTGCAAATATTTGGCACTGCCGGCGCCAGGAGTTGTGGCATGAGCGTAAAAGTCTCCAGCTATGTATGGGACGGCTGCGCTGCGCACGGTGTGAAGGGTACCAAGCTGCTTGTAATGCTTCGTCTTGCTGACTTCTCGAATGATGAGGGGATCTGCTATCCGGGGATTGAGAAAATCGCCCGTGAGATCGGTGCTGGCCGGAGTACGGTTACGACTGCGATCGGTGAATTAGAAAGTGATGGATGGCTGACACGCAAGGAACGCCGTAGAGGGCAGCGCAACGACAGCAATATTTACACCCTGAATGTGCCAAAGCTGAAAGCAGCGGCGTTAAGCGTCGAGTCTCACCGTCCAGTTTCTGACACGTCAGAATCTGACCATTCAAAATCTGACATGTCAGGATCTGAACGTTCAGAATCCGACCGTTCAGAAAACACGAAAAAGGGCAGTTCTCACCCGCCAGAATCTGGGGGGGATCCGTCAGTAAATTCAAAACAAGATCCATCAGTAATAAAACCTGTTGGTCAACCGGCTATGCCAGCCGACCCGCAACCCGTCGATTCTTTGAAAATCGATTATCAGGTTGTTCTCGAAACATTCCACACCACGCTGCCGGAATTGCCCAAGGTTATCAAAATCACTGATAGCCGCCGTAAGGTGCTGCGCAAGCTCTGGAAAGAATACGACCTGACCGAAGAGAAATGGGGCGCTTACCTCCGCTACATCGCTAAAAAATGCCGTTGGATGCTGGAAGACCGAGCAGACACCAACACAGGCAAGACCTGGCGCAAAAAGGACTTCGACTACCTGATCACCGAGGCGTGCTACCTGAGCGTGAAAGAGGAGCGGGCTAACGACCTGCCAAAAGTTCAGAAGTTTGACAACGCTGCGCGAGACGAGGCTTACACCCGCCTGATCTCACAGCGTCGTAAGCCACAAAACGAGGTGGAGCGTCTGGCGAAAGAAATGGCCGGGTCATTGGGCCGCATGAGTGATTACGACGCACGTCGGGCATTCGTAGGCATTTGGGCTCAAGCGGTCACCAAGGCAAGCGAGAACGACTTAGCGAGGTTGGCATCATGAAAAAATTAACGATCCCGGTGGACGTATTCGAAAGCGATCGCGTTAACAGCGGCATCCGCCGATTAATTTTGGCAGGCATGCTGAAGGACAACCCAGAAAACCAGATGGGGCGAGTTATTCAGGCCGCGGCCGGCGCCCAGTGGATGACGCTTCGCGACCTGGAACGAACCGTTTTCATGATGTTTTTCGTAGCTGACACCCAGGCGGCGATTAGTGCCCGGCTGCGTGAAGTTGACCCCAAACTGCATGGCCTTGTGAAAGAAAAACGCACGTTGAAGGATCCGGACACGGGCAAGCTGGTTTATTTCTACCGCCTGGTAGCCGTAGAGGAGCAGCCAGCATGAAATTAACGTTGCCATTCCCCCCAAGCGTTAACGGCTACTGGCGCTCGCCGAACAAGGGCTCGTTGAGAGGCAGAACTCTGGTCAGTGAACGCGGCAGGGCATTTCAGGCAGAAGCAATCGCCCAGGTAATGGAGCAACTACGCCGCCGGCCGAAGCCAATCAGTGCTGAAATATCCGTAGTGGTGGTGTTCTACCCGCCAACTAATGCCCGTCGTGACCTGGATAACTTCTTCAAGGCTCTGTTTGATGCGATGACACAGGCTGGTGTGTGGCTCGATGACAGCCAAATTAAACACATCGATGCCAAGTGGGGGCCGGTAATCAAAGGCGGCAAGGTTGAACTACAGATCAGCGAGGTGCAGGTATGAGAGGAATACTGAAGCCGATCGTTGTACGCGAACTGGGGCAGGTCATCCTGCAGCCTGATGTTGAACTGATGCCGATGTTCGGTGACCGGGTGATGGTGGCCACGGTACCGGCTGAGTTTCGTGAAGTGCCGTCAGGTGCATTACCAGCAACAGAACAGCAGTTGGCCAGTGATCCGCGCTTCCGTCCGTTCTTCCAGCATGAGCGCGTTCTTTCTGCCGCTGGTGGCATTAACAGCCTGGAGAGTTGGCTAGGTCGCCGTAATGAATGCCAGTGGAAGTGCGCCGAGGACGATTATCACGACAAGAACATGGAGACCATGCGTTATGGCGCCGGTGCTATTCGTTTGTGCTGGCACCATGCGAACTTGTACCGCGATAAGTCCATGGATGAGCTATCAGCCATAGCAGATCAAAATATTGCTGACTTCGTGGTCTACCGGGCCAGAATTCACTTCTTGTTTGATGAGAGTCACCAACTGACTTTACCGGAACTCTGCTGGTGGGCCTGGGTGAATGAGGTCATTGATCTGATCCCGAATGATGTCGCTGCCGCCTCGTTACGCATTAAGCCGCGCACCATCCCAACTGGGCACCGAAGAGAGGCAGATATTACCCCCAGTTTGTCACCTACCCAGCAGATAGCGGAGATAGCTAAGAAGGCCGAGAAGGTGTTGGTAATCGATCCGGAGCCCCCAAAGGCATTATTCAAGATCCCAAAGCGAGAGCGATGGACGAGTGAAAAGTTTACTCGTTGGGTTAAGTCTCAGCCGTGTGCGTGCTGTGGCAACCCATCAGATGACCCACATCACATCATCGGCCACGGACAGGGTGGCATGGGTACCAAGGCCCACGATTTTTTTACCATTCCGCTTTGCCGGAAACATCACGATGATTTGCATCGTGACATGTCACGGTGGGAAGAGGAGCACGGCACTCAGATCGAGGTGTGGTTCAGGTTCATTGACCACTCGTTATCGATCGGCGCCATTTCATAAGTGTGGAGTAATGGGCGAGCTGGCATGCGGGCCAGACGCCTGGAGATTAAAGCATGAGAGATATGTACGAAATTTTGGAACGATGGGGCGTGTGGGCGCGTGAGGACAGTGGCATCGATTACTCACCAATTGCAGCGGGATTCAAAGGGCTGTTGCCGCCTACATCGAGCGGAAAGCTATCATGCTGTGATGATGATGGGTTGGTGATTGATGGGTGCGTTAGTCGGCTGAAGAAGTACAAACCTGAAGAGTATGATCTTGTGATATTGCACCATGTTTATGGTATGCCTCTGCGCAAGATAGCTAGAAAACGTAAGTGCTCGGATGGAACCATTAGGAAGGAAATGCAGACTGCAGAAGGGTTCATTGGTGGTTGTATAGCGATGTTGGGGGTTGAAATATTTAACAAATAAAAAAAGTAGCCCTTGCCAAATTATTTCGATAGGCAAGGGTTATCGCAAGCGGATAAGTATCACTGAAAAACGTCGTCCGGCTTCTATCAAATAGAGAAAGCTTAAGCATGTAAAGAATAATACACTGGAAAAAAAACAAAAAACTAGTTTCCCATGAGATAGTAATGTGATGATACTTATAATAATCACAATCATTAGAAATAAACAGGTTAGCACTGTATCGGACACTAGTCTGCTATAATGTCCCGTCTTAATCATATTTGCGATTAGTTTTTTATCAATGAGTGCTGTTAAAAGTGAAATAGATGTAATCAGGAAGCCTAACAGTGTCCCAGCTAACCCCACGATTACACCAGATGCACTTATCGCTGTTTCTGGCTTTATCTGAGCATCGAATTTCCAAAAAAAATAAACTGCAATAGCACTTATTGCCGATCTAATCGAGAGCGTTCCCCATTTCACCAAAGTAGTCATCTATCCCCTCCTGGCACTCAGCCTTCGCTGTATCTAGTAGATTATACATGGTTATGGCTGGGGGAAAATGAGCATCAGTTTCAATTTGTTGTATAGAGAATACACGATCTGCTATAAGGTCGATAGGGTGTTCAATTCCGTCATCAAAAACATAAGCTCTTGCAGTCGTAGCCCCTGTCTGAACCAAGGCTCGAAGAGTGTTTTTTAAGCGATTGCTCATTTTGCCCTCAGTATCGGCTCGGCGCAAATCTACTCCCATTGTTACCTTTAAGCTATCTGCATCAACACCGTTCATAAGGTCAATCATTTCGCGACCATAGTTATCATCAGGATATAAGTCGGGATTTGTTGGTCTTGGAAGTGTGAACTCGATTTTTTTTAACGTTACATCCCCACTCATCAACCGCCCGATTGCATCTGCCTGCAATATTGGGTCAGCTGATATTTTGCAGTCTGCAACAGCGCTTAGAAATCCCGCGAACTGATTTATACTGCTGGAGTGACTGTTTTTGTGCCAAGCAATGATGTCATTTTCAACATAGTAGGCAAAAAAGTTCCTTTCAATTAGACCTTCGTTATCAGCTAACTCGATCTCCTGAGATTGTCCACCAACTCGGCCTATTTCAGGGATGTCAGTGGTTCTAAACTTTCTAAATTGACCATAAGTTGCACGAGGATTTCTTTTGTTACGTAACCCCCAGATCTCTCTAGTATAACCACCTTGATTCAGGGCTGTTTGGGTATCATCATCGTTTTTTAGAAGGTCAAAGAGGGTTGTTAAATTATCAATTTCTCTATTTGGGGTTATTGATAATTGGAAAAACTCTATTTTATAATTCTTGTCAGCCATAATAATTAACCTGTTAATTATTTTAATTTTTAGAGCGGTAGATAATAGGATACGAAAAAACTAACGCGTACGCAAAAACAGTTGTAATGTGATAAGAGTGGTTACGCAGTCACGTAGCTTACCCAATCAGAAACCTCGCTTCGGCGGGGTTTTCTCGTTTTAGTCTTTTTGCCAAAACAGCCAACCACAACGCAAACACATCCTGTCACTGAGTGACTTCGGAGGGAAGGGGCCATAAGTAGCAGGGATACAGTGATTTTTGGCAATGAGCTCGTGGATGAAAACTCCAAAATGTCTATTTTTGTCGGAATTTTACCTAAACATTCAATATACGAAGTGGCATAAGAGCGTGACAGGATGCGTGAGGAGGCTATTTTAAAGTTGTTGTGCGCGCAACGAAAAGACCAATTTATGAATTCACGCATAAGGACACATGCTATGAAAAATTTGTCGATTTTAGTTGTTCTATCTTCATGCCTCTTATTGCCTCTAACCGCATCGGCGGCGTCCGGCAAGTGCTACAGCGCTAAGAACTGTTCTGGAAAAGTTTTAAGCAAAAGAGACGCGCATAACTGCAAGGTCAAGGATCGGGGCAAATCTTGGCTTAGTGATGTCACAGGTAAATGTACCAACCTGTAATCTGGCCAGTAATGCCATTTAGCGGCATTCATCATCGAAAGGCTGATTACTGATACGGTAACTACAGGGCTGCACCTCGGTGTAGCCTTTTTGCATTTCAGCCCCAGCCAATATCCGACATACACTTGGCACACCCTGTATAGCCGACTCGTTTACGGCTGGTGGCTGAACCCCATTTTTATAGTGATTACTCTGAGTTGTGCGACCTTTTAGACAACGTTCACCATGTGATGCTTAGCTTCTAAATTGATAATGTTCATGTGCTGTATATGGATACAGTAACAATGACAAGGAGCCTCACATGGCAAATCTGATTATTAGCGAAAACAACGAAATTACTTTGACCCCAGAGCAAGCTAAGGCTCTTACTAAGGTTGAAGTCGCAGGGCAGTTTGAAAATGCTGTACTGCTGAACAAATACCTGGGTCGTATGTCTGTTCCAATGGAACCAGGTACCGAATTCGATGAGGTACTGAACACCGTACCTGCATACTCGCTGGCCATTTCTGTCGAAGGGCGTTGTTTTTCTGGTGTAGGTGCTCCGACGGTATCGGCAGCAGGAGACTCCTGGGAATTCAAGTATCCATTTTACTTGCTCGAAAGTTACGCCGACCAAGTAATTACTCAACACATTCCGGTTTCCCAACCGGCATAAACAAATAAATCAATCCCGGCTTATGTCGGGATTTTTTTTCATCACCCGGTACCGGGACAGCGCCCCGGAAGGGGGAGGTATGAGAATGCCCCACAATGACAATGCCTTCCTTGGCTGGTTGGCAAATCTCTATTCGAACAATGCCAACTGGATAAACGGCATGGTGATTACATCAGTCTTGGCATTTGGTCGCGTACTTTTCTACGGCGGCAAGATCCGCACAGCCTTGGTGGATGCATTACTTACCGGCCTGATTGCAGTAACTACGGTCCCAGTCCTTTCCCCGTTATTGGTTCGGTCCATTGAGATGCTGCCTGGCATGGGAGACGTGCTATCCAAAACCGAGACGATGAAAATCGAACTGTTTGTGTTCTCGGTGCTGGGAGTTATCGGTGCCAGGGTAATCCGTGAGGCTGCGATTTCACTATTGCAGCGCATCAGCGGTTTGAACAGGAAAGGAGTGAGTGATGCAGATAAGTAACAAGGGCCGTGGATTCATAAAGGGGTTTGAAGACCTTCGCCTGATGGCGTATCCAGACCCCGGCACTGGCGGCAAACCATGGACGATTGGCTGGGGCCACACTAAGGGAGTGAAGCCGGGTGACCGCATCACGCAGGAGCAGGCAGAGCAATTCCTCTCTGATGACTTGGCCGTGTTTGAGCTGACGGTAAACAGCGCCATTAAGCGCTCAATGACGCAGAACCAATTTGACGCAATGGTATCGCTGGCATTCAACATCGGCGGATCTGCGTTTGCAGGCTCAACGCTGGTGAAGAAATTCAACGCCGGTGATGCAAAAGGCGCGGCAGATGAATTTTCCAAATGGAAAAACTCTGGTGGCAAGATTATGCCTGGGTTGGTGAAGCGTCGCTCGGCAGAACGCGAGACGTTTTTGTCATGAGCACCTCATTCAGCTTCCGTACGATGCCGATAGGTATATTGCTGGTGGCTCTGATTATTGTTGGCAGGCTGGCGTTTTACTTTCACAGCAACGCAGTAGAGGCTAGTGACCAGGTTAAGCAGCAGAAAGAGGCGCTGGCGCAGCAGTCAGGACTGATTGCCACCATGCAGGAACAGGACGCCCGTAACCGCGCGCTGATGGCAGAACAAGAAAAGAATAATCAGCAACTGCGCCAGCAGGGGGAAACGTACCAGAGGAAATTACGCGATGCACTTAAAAGCGATAAATGTGGCAATAGTCCTATGCCTGCCGCTGTTATTGACCTCCTGCAGCAAAACGTTGCCACCGGCACCGCAACAGCTGGTGCTGTTACCCCCTGAGACCGTATTCATTCCATGCGAGCAACCAACGCTTCAGGGTGACACCTGGGGCGATGCACTCAGCTACGCGCTGGCGCTGCAAACAGCTTTATCAATTTGCGCCGGCCAAGTGACCACGCTGAACCAATGGCGGCCGGCCGCCGAGAGATAACTATTTTTTCATAGATGCTTCGCACTTATCTCTGAGTCTTGCGTATGCATCAGGCAACATCGGTGCACCAGTCATAACGCGGTAGCTACGGCATTCAGGTGTCTCATCGGGGTATGGGTTAAAACTTTCTTGCTGCTTGTCAGAGCATCCCGCAATAGCTACGAGTGGTAAAACTACGGTGAGTAAAAACATCTTCATTGGCGCCCTCCATGACTATCGTAAAGAAAAGCAATCTTAGCAGATGTTTGTTACCGATGAATTAATCAGCAAATGGCTGAGGTCAACGGTAAGTGGTAACACAACATCTCTAACGACCCGCTACGGCGGGTTTTTATTGCCCATCACAGAGTGCCAAATCTGACGTTGCATAATGAGCTGTAACCAAAGCCATCACCCTGCACCTACCGCGCTCCTAGAGCATCGGCAGGCTGGTGGTTCTTTCTCGTCTCATAAGTGAGAATCACTCTCAATTTTACGGGTCCTTCCTGGAGCTGAAAACACCGAGGGGCGGGAGACGCGCGAAAAGTCGCTATTTATGAGCTTTTTGGACGCGGATCCTACTTCCTTCTCACTTAACACCTAACGCATTGTTTTTACTTAATTCACCTATAGCCAGAGCGGGAAGTGATCCTATCGAGATCCTCTCGATTTTCGGGAAATCACTTCCCGGTTAAAAAAATATTAATAAAAAGGAGTTTCGGGGGGATTTATGAATGTAACAAAGGCACAACTGGCGGATCTCTTCGAAGTTTCAACGCGCACGATCACCACATGGCAATCGCAAGGAATGCCGGTAGTGGCCGGCGAGGGGAACGGCGGTAAAGGCGGGGGAAATACCTATTCGACAAAGGGCGTTATTACCTGGTACGCCGACCGCGAGGCCTCGCTAGAAAACGAGATATTGCGTAAAGAGCTGGACGCCCTGCAGCAAAGCGGGGATGAGGCCTTGCAGCCCGGCACTATCGATTATGAGCGCTACCGTTTAACCCGCGCTCAGGCCGACGGCCAGGAATTAAAGAATGCTAAAGACTCCGCCGAGGTAGTGGAAACCGGCTTCTGCATGTTTGTCCTGTCAAAGGTTGCGGGGGAGATTGCCGGCATTCTTGACGGCATTCCTCTCTCAATGCAGCGGCGCTTTCCTGACCTGGAAAATCGGCATATCGAATTTTTAAAGCGGGATGTGGTTAAAGCCATGAATAAAGCGGCTGCGCTGGATGAAATTCTTCCGGGGTTGCTGAATGAGTATATCGAACAAACGGATTGATCGGCTGCGTTATTGGGTTGCCGCCGGTCTGCGTTCGCTATTCCGCCCCGTTCCTATGACGGCGGTCGAATGGGCTAACGAATTTTATTACCTCCCCAAAGAATCCTCCTATCAAGAGGGGCGCTGGGAAACGATGCCGTTCCAGGTTGCGATCATGAACGCAATGGGGAGCGATGACATCCGGGAGGTGAACCTGATTAAGTCGGCGCGCGTCGGCTATTCAAAAATGTTGCTGGCCGTCGTGGCGTATTTTATCCAGCACAAACAGCGAAACGGGCTGTTGTGGCAGCCGACGGATGGCGACGCTGAAAATTTTATGAAGTCGCACGTCGAACCGACGATCCGCGACGTTCCCAGTCTCTTGGCAATGGCGCCCTGGTACGGAAAAAAACACCGCGATAACACGCTTTCGATGAAGCGTTTTTCGAACGGTCGGGGTTTCTGGTGCCTGGGAGGTAAAGCGGCAAAAAACTACCGTGAAAAATCGGTCGATTATGTTGGCTATGACGAACTGGCCGCCTTTGATGAGGATGTGGAGAAAGAGGGCTCGCCGACGTTCCTGGGCGATAAGCGCATAGAAGGCTCAGTGTGGCCAAAGTCGATACGCGGATCTACACCGAAAATCCGGGGCATATGCCAGATAGAACGCGCTGCCAGTGAATCCGGGCATTTGATGCGTTTTCATGTGAAATGCCCACATTGCGGCGAGGAACAGTTTTTAAAGTTCGGCGATCGTGAAACGCCATACGGTTTTAAGTGGGAATCAGGGAAGCCGAAGACTGTTTTTTATCTCTGTGAGCATAACGCCTGCGTGATACGCCAGCAGGAACTTAATTTTAGTGATGCGCGTTATATCTGTGAAAACACGGGCCTTTACACGTCTGATGGCCTCCGCTGGTTCGAATCGACGGGGCAGGAGGTTGATCCCCCTGAATCAGTATCCTTTCACATCTGGACCGCTTACAGCTCGTTTACCACCTGGGCGCAAATCGTTAAGGACTTTAGAAAGACGAAGGGCGACCCGGGCAAGCTGAAAACGTTCACCAACACGACGCTTGGCGAAACCTGGGCCGAGGAAGTGGGGGAGCGGCCGTTACCTGAAACCCTGCTCGAGCTGGCCGAACACTACCGGGCAGAAGTGCCTGAACGTGTGGTTTACCTCACTGCCGGCATTGACTCCCAGCTCGACCGTTACGAAATGCGTGTTTGGGGCTGGGCGCCGGGAGAAGAAGCCTTCCTGATCGACCGCGTGATTATCATGGGTCGGCACGATGAAGAGGAAACGTTGCTGCGTGTTGATGAGGCCATCAACAAACAGTATCAGCTGGCCGACGGCACGATCATGACCATTGGCCGCGTTTGCTGGGACTCCGGCGGTATCGATCCGGCGATTGTTTATAACCGTTCGAAAAAGCTGGGCCTCTTCCGGGTAATACCGATCAAGGGAGCCAGCGTTTATGGGAAGCCTGTGGCCAACATGCCGCGAAAGAAAAACAGTCATGGCGTTTTTCTGACAGAAATCGGCACAGACGTTGCCAAAGAAGTCATTTACAGCCGCTACAAACTAGAACGTTCCGCTGATGGCTCCCCCGTTCCTGGGCTTATCCACTACCCGAATAATCCGGCGGTTTTCGACCTGGCCGAAGCCGAGCAGATGACGGCAGAGGAACTCATAGAAAAATATGAGAAAGGGAAAATTAAATTGCTCTGGGACGCCAAAAAACGCCGAAACGAGGCCCTCGACTGTTTTGTTTATGCCCTGGCGGCTTTGCGTATCAGCGTTTCGCGCTGGCAGCTGGATTTGGATGTGTTACTGGCCAGCCGCCAACAATCACCGTCCGGCCAGCAGGCCAGAAATAATAATGACTTGGCCGCCCTGGCGGCTCAATTGGGAGGATAACGTGGCGACACTGGCACAATTGGAAGAAGCCCGAAAAGCCTTACACGAACTGCTAACGGGTAAACGTGTGGCATCGATTCAAAAAGACGGGCGCGCCGTGACATTCACCTCCGCCACGTTAAACGAGCTGCGCGCCTATATCTCTGATTTAGAGGTTCAACTGGGGTTAGCCAGTCGGCGCCGAGGTCCGGCGGGGTTCGGGGTATGAATAAAAATCAAACTTTACTTGGCCCGGATGGCGCGACGCCGCTGCGTGAATACGCCGGTTATACCGGTGGCGGTGTGGGTTTTGGTGGCCAGATAGCCGGCTGGCAACCCTCTTCTCAAAGCGTGGATGCCGCATTACTGCCGCAATTTGAACGGGGGAACGCCCGGGCTGATGACCTGGTGAGAAATAACGGCTACGCAGCCAATGGCGTGCAGTTGCACCAGGATCATATCGTCGGCTCCTTCTTTCGCCTTAGCTATCGGCCAAACTGGCGATATCTCGGCATCGCTGAGGAAGAGTCTCGGGCGTTTTCTGACGAGATAGAGGCGGCCTGGCGAGAGTACGCAGAGGACCCTGATTGTTGCCTGGACGTGGAGCGCAAACGAACCTTTACGATGATGATCCGTGAAGGCGTGGCCATGCACGCGTTTAACGGGGAGGTCTTTACCCAGCCTTGCTGGGATCGTGCTCCGCATCGGCTGTTTCGAACACAGTTTAAAATGGTCAGCCCCAAACGTATCCGAAACGCGCCCGGAGTGCTCGACAGCAAAACGCAGCGCGCCGGTGTTTCGCTGGACAAATATGGCGCCGCCATTGGCTACAACGTGGTGGATGACAGCTATCCGAGCTGGGGCACCCGCCGTGTTTCTTATGTGCCCCGTGAGCTGGCAAATGGTCGGCCGGCGATGATCCACATTTTTGAACCCCTGGAGGATGGCCAGACACGTGGAGCCAACCGGTTTTACAGCGTGATGGAGCAGATGAAGATGCTCGATACGCTGCAGAACACACAGCTGCAGAGTGCGATCGTTAAGGCGATGTATGCCGCAACCATTGAGTCGGAGCTGGATACAGAAAAAGCGTTTGATTACATCCTGGGGGCGGGGAACGTGAAAGGCCAGGAACCCCCGATGAATAAATTCCTGGAGCAATACCTGATTTATTACCAGGCCGCGCAAGTGAAGTTTGGCGGCGCGAAAGTCCCGCACCTGTTCCCAGGGGACAAACTGGAACTGAAAACCGCGCAGAACGCGGATAACGGCTATTCAGTCTTTGAACAATCGCTGCTGAGATATATCGCTGCCGGCCTGGGGGTGTCCTACGAGCAGCTTTCCCGTGATTATTCGCAGGTGAGTTACTCCAGTGCCCGGGCATCGGCTAATGAATCCTGGCGTTACTTCCTTGGTCGCCGCAAGTTTATTGCGTCACGCCAGGCGAGCATGATGTTTTCCTGTTGGCTGGAAGAAGCATTGATCCGTGGGGTGGTAAAAATGCCATCCCGCGCACGTTTCTCATTCAGTGAGGCGCGATGTGCCTGGAGTAATTCAGAATGGATCGGCGCCGGCCGCATGGCCATTGATGGCCTGAAAGAGGTGCAGGAGTCCGTCATGCTGATAGAGGCGGGCTTAAGTACCTTTGAAAAGGAATGCGGCAAGCTGGGCGAAGACTATCAGGAAATTTTCCGGCAGCAGGTTCGGGAGGCAGAAGAACGCAAGGCAGCCGGCTTAACACAGCCTGCGTGGGTAGCTGCAGCTTTCCAGGCTCAGCTGCAGAATTCTACACAAAACGAGGGAGGTCAGCGTGGATCAAGCGCGTAACTTGCCCCATATCGCCAGTATGGCACTCAATGAGCCGCTTTTATTAGAACCCGCCTACGCGCGGGTTTTCTTTTGCGCGTTGGGTAACGAGCTGGGCGTGGGGCGCCTGATAGATGGCACAACAAACACGGTCTTATCACCGCCGCAAATGACCGAATTAGCTGCGTCCTATGGTCCCGGTCGAGTGACTATCTCGGATAACGGCTATGACATCCAGGGTCGGATCGCCATTGTCCCGATATCGGGGACGTTGGTCAGCAAGTCCGCCGCTTTGCGTCCGTATTCTGGCATGACCGGCTACAACGGGATTGTTTCCAGGGTAACAGCGGCAATTAACGATCCCGACGTTGACGGGATTTTGCTCGATATGGACACCCCGGGAGGGATGGTCGCCGGCGGATTTGATGCGGCCGATATTATCGCCCGTCTGCGTAGTCAAAAGCCGATCTGGTCATTGGCCAACGATATGAACTGCAGCGCCGGCCAGTTGCTGGCCAGCGCGTGCTCTCGGCGCCTGGTCACGCAAACGGCCAAAGCCGGCTCTATCGGGGTGCTGATGGCCCACAGTAATTACGCCGGCAATCTGGAACAAGCCGGCGTCGATATCACCCTGATTTTTGCTGGTGCTCACAAGGTGGACGGGAACCCCTGGGAAGCCTTGCCAAAGGAGGTCCTGGCAACATTTCAGGCAAAAATGAACGCCATCCGGCAATCCTTTGCGGAAAAAGTATCGGGCTATACCGGTATTTCTGTTCAGGCGGTGCTCGATACCGAAGCGGCCGTGTACACCGGCCAGGAATCGATAGACGCAGGTCTGTCTGATGAACTGGTTATCAACACCGATGCGTTAGCGGTCATGCGTGAGGCTATCAGTAACTCAAAAGTAACCCGGTCTATAGGAGGCCAAATGTCAGTAAATCAAACCCAAACCGTAGCGGATACGCCAACCGGGTCGGAAGTAGCCACAGCACAAATGGCAGCGGATCCGACAGCGGCTCAGCCCGCAGGAAGTGTAACAGCGGCCGTTAATGATGCCATTCAGGCCGAAAATGCCCGCATCATGGGGATTTTAGATTGTGATGAGGCCAAAGGCCGTGGCGCCTCCGCGCGCGCCCTCGCAGCCACGCCAGGTATGACGGTAGAAAATGCCCAGCGCATTCTTGCCAGCATGCCGGAAAGTGCCCAGGTGCGGACTGAAACCGGACTTGATCGCCTGATGGCCGATTCTCCCGAAACCCTGGGACAAGGGGCAGCGGCAAAGGCCGAAGAAAACGACTTAATGAACACCCCGGTGTAAGGAACCCCAGAATGGTAAATCAAGAAGAGTTTAAGCATGTTCAGCCCCTTGGTGGCAGCGATGCGGCACATACCGCGAACGGCATTAGTGGCCTTACTGCGGCAACACCGGCACTCACCCCGCTAATGTTGAAAGAAGACACTAACAAGCTGGTGGCATGGGATGGGGAAAAAGCCGGGACGGCCGTTGCTATTTTGGCGCTGGCCATCGATGGCCCTCAACCAAAAATCACGTACTACAAATCCGGTACATTCCGGGTTGAGGATGTGCAATGGCCAGAAGCAGCGGCCACTGATGAACTGAAATTTAACGCCTTTGCCGGGACGGCTATCAGCGTTAACTAACAACTCCCGATCACCCTTTTATAACCGCGCCTGGCGCGGTTTTTTTATGAGGAAAACTCATGTCGCAATCCATGTACTCGACGAGCAAATTGATCGCCGTCACTGAGACGAAATTCAAGTTTGACCCGCTGTTTCTGCGTGTTTTCTACCGTGAAAGCTACGAATTTGATACTGAAACCGTAGACCTGGCCAAGATCCCCGGCGAGGTCGCAATGGCGGTTTATATATCTCCAACGGTTGAGGGTAAAGTGCTGCGCTCGCGTGGCGGCCTGACCACGCAATTTAAGCCGGGTTACGTTAAGCCAAAGCACGAAGTTAACCCGCAAATGGTGCTGCGTCGTCTGCCAGATGAAGATCCGGAGCAGTTGAAAGACCCCGCTTATCGTCGTAACCGCATCATCTTGCAGAACCTGAAAGATGAAGAATTGGCTATCGCCCAGGTTGAAGAAAAACAGGCTGTCGATGCTGTGATCAGTGGCAAATACATCATGACCGGCGAAGCGTTCGAAGAGGTCGAAGTAGACCTGCAGCGCGACCCGGCCAACAACATCACGCAGGCTGGCGCTGGTCGCTGGTCTACCCAGGACAAGGAAACTTACGACCCGACCGGAGATCTGGAGGAGTACGCGCTCAATGCGTCCGGGATTGTCAATCTGGTTGTGATGGATCCTAAAGCCTGGTCCCTCTTCCAGTCTTTCAAAGCTGTGCAGAAAAAACTCGATACCCGCCGGGGATCTGTGGCTTACCTGGAAACCGCGCTAAAGGATTTGGGTAAAGCGGTTTCGGTTAAGGGCATGTATGGCGATGTGGCCATCGTGGTTTACGTTGGCCAGTATATCGACCCTAAGACCCAGAAAAAAACCAACTACATGCCTGAAAACACCTTTGTGATGGGTAATAACGAGGCGCGAGGCATTCGTACTTATGGCGCCATTCAGGATATTGAGGCATTAGCGGAGGGCATTACCAAAGCCCGCCGTTACCCGAAAAACTGGGTTCAGAAAGGCGATCCGGCGCGTGAGTACACCATGACGCAAACCGCGCCGCTGATGCTATTGGCTGATGCTAATGAATTCGTGGTGGTGAAAGTCGCTTAACCCATCCCGTAGGGGCTACGGCCCCTTTTCCCCTGTTTCATAGAGAGAACACAATGGCTAATAAAGACGAATTGATCGCCAAGCTGGGCGAGTTGGGCAAGGTGTTGGACCGTGAGCTGAGCACGGAAGGGACTATCGCAGATTTGCAACTGCGGATCCGCGAAGCCGAAGAGGAAATCGAGGCACTAGAGGAAGACGGCGACGGTACAGACGGTGCTGGTGGTTCCGGTCCGTTGCTGCAGACGACCACCGAACAACGCCAGCCAATGCCGCCAAAATCAGAAGGTGAAATCGAGTGGGTAACGGTCCGCGTGCTGACGACGTTGCACATCAACGCATTGCATGAAACGCGAAATCAACCCGTGAAAATGGCGTATGCCGGCGATACGGTCCGCGTTCTTTCCTCGGACGTGGACGACCTGGAAGACGCTGGCCACGTGACAGAGCTTTAAGGGGGCGGCATGGATGGGTTCGATAACCTTTTTGATGAGGCCCTTTTCGATGCTGACAGCCGAATTATTGAGGTAATGGGGCGGGAAATGGAGGTGTTTATCAATGGTGCGCCGACGCCTGTCCGTGCCGTTTTCGATGAGCCTGCCGCTGATACTTCTCTGCCTTATGGCGCCGCAACGGTTCAGGACGTCGCCCCTCGGTTATTTGTTAAAACGGCGCTGATTACTGGCCTGAAACCTAAAGGTCGGGTGGAGATTGGCGCGGAGGCCTTTTGGGTGGTGAAAGTCGGCCCCGACGACACAGGAACCTGTGTTGTTACATTGGCGCGCGGAGTACCAGGGAAGCCCGCGCCGGCGATCGACAAATGGAGTAAATGATATGGCCCGAGCAAGCAGGTTAAGGCGAGATTTACCCTTTGATATCGATCTGCAGGTACTGCAGCGGATCGCTATTTCTGCCGGCGCCAACCATACGCAATACATGCGCGCGTATAGCAGGGCCTTAAATCGCACCATGACAACGCTAAAAAAACGCGTTGTTGGGGATATGAAAGCCGGTATAGCGCCCCGTAACTTATCCCTTATTCGTAAGCGTCTGTTGTCGTTTCGCTTAACCCGTGGCGCGCAGCTGGACGAGGGGAAATTGTGGTTTGGTCTGAATGCAATCAAGGTTAAGGATCTCAAAGGCCGTGTTAAGGGCCGGCTCCGTCCCCACCATGACCGCAGGGACCCCCAGACAGGGCGATTTATTGCCGCCAGGCGTAGGGCATCGGCGGAGGTCGGTTTTGAGCCTAAAGGTGAATTGCTGACGGCCAAAAACTTCCCTGATGGCGAGGTGGGCCGAACGCGCGCCGGTTGGCGAACGGTATTAATTCGGGATCCGCAGACCCGCCGCGCGAAAGAGGCCGAGGTCGATATTTACGCCCCGATGCTGGACTACATCGAGGACAACGCCTTTTCAGATGTTTCGCGAATTTTCTTCCATCACTTTGAAACGGATTTAAAAGGCCGCGTGAAGATGCGGATCAACGTGTGAGGGACGTATGCCAACACCGATTTTAATGGCCAGCTATCACGATGCGATATTGTCTGCGCTGCGCGAAATTGCGTGGGTGGTCAATGCTGACGATTACCCGGAAGTGGTCACGCAGTTGGAAACGCCGGCGGTGTATTTGTCTATCGCCGGCTGGGAGAATTCTCCCGGCTCTGATGGTCAGTTGCGCGTTGAATTTGAGCACGATCTCTTTGTTGTTGTTGACCGCTCAGCGACGGCCGACATTTCAAAACCTCAGATTTATATTCGCACGGCTGCAGCTGACCTTAGCCAATGGATAGAGGGTAAAACGTTTGGGCTTGAAGGGCTGGAGCCGGCGGAGTTTATCAGAGCCGGGCCCGATGATTTTGATGTGGCGATGGATGATTACATCGTCTGGCGGATCACCTTCACCCAGGTGGCCGCGATGGGTGAAGATCCGTTTGAATCGAAAGCTGGCCCACTGAAAAAGGTATTTTTGGGCAAGGCTCCGAATATCGGCAGCGCGCACATTGACGGCTATCGGCTGATCTACGAGAAAAAAGAGGGCCCCGGCGATGAGTGATGACGCGTTATCAGACCTGCAGCGCCGGGTTGCCAATATGGTCCGCCGAGGGGTTATTCATTCGGTAAAGCATGGCAAGCAGCCGTTTTGCCGGGTGGATATAGGCGATAACATCACAACCTGGCTCCCGATGTGCCAGGGTTTCGCTGGCGCCCATCGCAGCGACTCCAACCCCTGCGCAGTTGGGGACCCGGTGACAGTGTTATCTGAGGCTGGCGAACTGAATAACGGCCGAGTTTTCCCTGGCTGGAATACGGGCGCCATGCCGGCGCCAGAAGGCAGCGAGGCGGAGCACATCACCCGATACAGCGACGGCGCCGAGCTTCGCTACAACCGCGAAGATCACGCCTTTACGCTGGCATTGCCGGAGGGCGGCACCTATGAAATTATCGGTAAAGGGACGTTGCGCGGGCCGGTAGAGATAACGGACACGTTGACGGTGAAAGGAAAAACGGAGCTGCAGGCGGATACTGCAGTCACCGGGGACCTGTCCGCCACGGGAGAAATTTCCGACGCCAAAAGCACGCTGGCCCGGATCCGGGAAATTTTCAACGACCACACACATCCCGATCCGCATGGCGGGGACACCGACAAACCGAACAACGAAATGTAACCCGCTCCGGCGGGTTTTTTTATGGGGGCACTATGCAGGGAGTTAATGCAGCCAACGGTAAACGCCTGGCGGATACGCCTCACTTGCGCCAGTCCGTCTTTGACATCCTGACCACGCCGATCGGTAGCCGCGTTCTGGTCCGGGATTACGGCAGCGATTTACTGGACCTGGTGGACAACCCCCAGGACGAAAGCACGCGGGTGCATATCATCGCCGCCACGGCCAGCGCCCTGGCGAAGTGGGAGCCGCGTCTGCAGGTGAAAACGGTGGCGGTCCAGTTTGCCGGCACCGGGCAATTTGATTTGACGATTTACGGCATCAACACCGAAACGGGCTACCCGATCACTTTGGAGGAGTTAACGATAAATGGCGACCAATTCCGCGACGATTAACCTTTCAGAATTGCCCGTTCCTGACGCGGTGAAAGTCCCTGACCCCGCGCTGATTTTTGCCGGCTGGCTGGCGCGACTCCGCGAGCTGGACCCGAATTATGATGCCTTGCTGGAGTCTGACCCGGTGTTTAAACAAGGGGAGGTCCTGGCGTATCACTCAACACTGATCCGCCAGGGCATGAATGACTCTATTCGTGCGGTGCTGTTGGCCAGCGCCCAAGGGAACGACCTGGACCAGTTGGGCGCTAATTTTGATGTGTTGCGCTTGCTGATAACACCGGGCGACCCGAACGCCGTCCCGCCAGTGGCGGCGGTCTATGAAGACGACGAGGCGTTTAGAACCCGGATACAACTGGCTTGGTCCCGGTTAAGTACCGCCGGCGCCGAAAACACCTACACCTTTTTTGCCGCGTCTGCAGACCCTGACGTTTTAGATGTTCGGGCATACGGCCCCGAAGATCATCAGCTGCTGGGTGAGGTTTATCTCTATGTGTTGTCCCGGACCAATGGGGGGATCCCGTCGGCGGAGGTGCTGAAAAAGGTTGCCGAAGCGGTCAATAAAAAAGAGGTCCGGCCGCTGACCGATTTTGTCACGGTGAAGCCGGCGGAAATGGTGGATTTTGAAGTCATTGCAGATATCCAAATCCCCTACGGCCCGGACACTGACACGGTGATGAAAGCGGCAGAGGATGAGCTGGCCAAGTACCTGGCCATTGTTAACCGTCTCGGCCGGCTGGTGTCGTGCTCGGCCATTGACCGCGCATTGCATCAAGCCGGAATAGTGACGGTAAAACTCACTTCACCCGCTGCAGATATCAGCATGGCAATGGGGCAGGCGCCGCGATGCTCAAAAGTGACGCTGCGTAAGGTGATCATTAATGCCGAATAAATTTAAAACCCTCCTCCCGCCCAATGCCATCCCGGCAGAGCGCGCCCTGGAGCAGGCGACAATTGAGGAGGTGCTCTCTATCCCTGACCTGATCCGGATAGTGAAAAATCCGGCGTTGTGCCCTGTTGAACTGCTGCCGTGGCTGGCGTGGGAGTACAGCGTGGATACCTGGAACACGGATTGGACAGAGGCGGAGAAACGGGCGGCAATCGCCCGGGCGGCGTATATCCATCGACACAGGGGGACCCGGGCGGCGATCGAAATGTCGTTATCCTCTTCACCGTTCGCTAGCGATGTAGTCGAGTGGTTCGAAAAAACGCCCCGGGGAGAGCCTTACACGTTCTCTCTCGATGTGACCCAGGACGACCGGCCGATCACGTTAACGGACGTGCAGGACCTGAAAAGCGCGGTAATGAAAGGTAAAAACCTGCGCTCCTGGTTCGATGTGTCGTTTAAAGGCAGCCTGGACGGTAAGGCGATTTTAGCCGGCTACATGATTGCATCTGAGTCATTCTCAATCATCCCTGTGTTTGAGTTTATCGGCGTACATATCAACGGCTGGATGACGTCGGAGTTTGCGCCTACGTCGTCGTTTGCTGGGGCCGTTTATACGCTGGTAACGCAAGGCAACTTTGGCGCGATCACCTGGCACGTAACAGGCCCGGCGACGGTGGCCAGTGACGGAACGGTAACAATCACCGGTCCCGGGGCAGTCGCTATCACGGGGACAGATGCTCGTAACCGCTCGATCAACCACGCAATCAACCCTGTTCGTTACCTTGTTCCCACGCCGGCAGATATTCAGCTTAGCCAGTCTGAGATGCCCGCGTTTATTGAAAAACAGGGCGGCAGAATGTGCCTGGTTGAGGATTTAATTCGCTGGCCGCAAGCCGGCGGAACAAAGGTCCGCGAAATGGGGCATCTGTGGGGGGAGTGGGGAAACATGGTTGCCTACGGTTGGCGCAAGTTTTGGATGGGTTCAACCTCGGAGGAAGCTCGCTGGGTCAGTGCCTCCCCGGGGAGTCCCTCAAATTTCAGCCGGTTTGTGCGGTTGACCTCTGCGACAACCGGCAGCGTTTCGCCGTGGGACCCTAACGATTATTCGACGGCTGCAGTGATTGAAGTGGAGAAAAAATAATGGCCTCAGGATTAATTTTAACCGCTGTCGGCGCCGAGGCGATAGAGACGGCTTATCAGGCCGGCGAGGTGGTCACTATCCCGATCGTCGCATTCGGTGATGGTGGTGGCGTATCTGTGACCCCTGACCCTGCAGTAACCAAACTGGTCAATAAATTTGGGGATGTGCCCTTTACGCAGGGGGAATCGGGTAGCGGCATGATTGCCGGCCAGGCAGTTATAAACGCCCGCGATTATCCAGGGAAAGTGGTCCGGGAGTTTGGGCTGATGAGTAGCGCCGGCGTTCTGATTGCCTATGGCGCCTATCCCGATACCTATCTACCGGAGCAGAACGACTCAATAGTAAAAGAGCTGGTGGTGAGCTTTGCTATGCCGTTGGTACACGCGGAAAGCGTGGTACTGGAGATTGATCCGAATGTATCGGTGCTGACGATTGAAGAAGCGGACGCCCGTTATCTTTTCAGGAAGGGCGACACGGCGACGGGCGATCTGGGCGCGCCAATGTTCCAGGCAAATGGCACAAGCGGCGTGCCGGAAGGTTCTGGCATGTATAAGGACCAGTTAAACAACCACGCCCCATTTTATTCGCCTGATTATCAATGGCCCGTTAATTCTGGGGGGGCGTATGTTCCCCTGGTGAAGGGGCGCGGAACAAGAAAGGCTAAGGGATGGCCAACGGCCGTTAGCTTTGGCTATCTCATGCCCGGCGTTGATATGCACGCCCATCCGGTTATCCATGCAATTGGCGACAGTGGCCAGGAATGCATATGGGAGTTTGATACCCAAACCGGAGGCCTAAGAAGTAAAGCCGGGACGTTTGCGATAGAAGAACAGCAACCGATTGTGCCTCTGCCGTTTTCGGGTGATTCCCCGCCGCCTGGCCATGCCTTAATGCTGGGACAGGCCTTTGATAAAAACGCCTATCCGCGCACGGCGCAGGCGTTCCCGTCGGGTGTTTTTCCCGACATGCGAGGCCGGACCATTTTGGGGAAACCGGATGATCGCGGCCCGTTATCGTTGGCTGATGGTGAGGTTAAAAGCCACGGGCATGGCGGTGAGGTGGTCGGAACGGACCTGGGTTCACCAGAAACAACAGAGAGCGGAGGATATAGCCCGAAACTGCGCTCTTACCCTTCCAATACCTCATTGGATGGTGGGACAAGTAGCCGTCACACCATTGACCAGGATCGCGGGTTTACTGATTACGGGCTGATTGAAGGTGTTCCCCCGCATAAACACAACCTCCCGTTAGGGTGGCACGGTCACGGTTTACGCATTGATGCCTTTGGCGCCGCGAAAAACACCGTTGATAACATAGCATTTAACTACATTGTGAGGCTGGCATGACAGAGAGCTTTGAATTTTCGGATATTCCCCGTTGGGTATGGGTTTATCGCTTTGATGATGCCGGCATTTTTACCGGCTCCCTCAATTTTTACGTGGCACCACACACGGGATTGCCGGCGAATTGCACCCCGTTGAAGTGCAATCCGAAGGCAGGCCAGGCGGGGGTATGGGACGGCTCGAACTGGGCGTATATTCCCGATGTGCGCGGATCCACCTATTGGGATCAGCGTGGAAATCAGTTTGTCATGATGGAGCTGGCCGCGCTGCCTGAATGGGCTGTGACCGTCGCGCCGCCGGCTGCAGAACCTGGCCATGCTGTTTTGTATACGGGCGACGCCTGGCAGCAAATTGAAGACTGGACCGGGCAGACTTATTACACCGCCGACGGTCGCCCTCAGGCTGTGCCCGACGCCTATTTTATCTTGCCCCCTGACTGTACCTTTACGCCGCCGGTAACGCCCTGGGACCAGTGGGACGGTGAGCAGTGGGTAACAGATACCGCCGCCAAACAGCTGGCCGCTGTAGAGCAAGCCGCGCAAACCCGGCAGCAGTTGCGGCAGCAGGCAGATCAGCAGATTGAATTGCTTAACGACGCTGCAGAGACAGGAATGAGCGAAGAGGGCGACGATCAACGCCTGGCCAACTGGAAAAAATACCGCGTGCTGTTAAGCCGTGTTGATATCGGCCAGGCCCCAGATATCCCCTGGCCCGCGTTGCCAGCCTGATAAAACAACCCCCCTGACCGCCGCCGGCGGTTTTTTTATGCCTGGAGATAACAATGGCAGATTTACATGGTGTGGAAACAATAGAGCTGAATATCGGCTCGGTAGCCGTGACAACCATTCAGACCGCGATTATCGGGCTGGTGGGTACGGCGCCAAACGCGTCTAAAGGGACGGTAGCAAGCCGGACCACGGGCACCCCGTTGCTGGATAATGAGCTGACGTTTAACGCCTCAGAGCCGGGGCGCATGGGCAATCAGTACAGTGTTAAGGCAGTCGCCGGCGCTGCAGAGGCGAAAACCTCGGCCAGCTATGCGGCCGGGGTGCTGTCGATCATCCTGGGCGCAGATACTGAGGGCGTGATAACCGCGACCGCGGCCGAGGTGGCTGCATCGGTGAAGGCGGTGGCTGATAGCAAAATCATTGCCGTTGAAACCACGGCGCCGGGGATTGTGGCGCCATTCACCGCCCTGTTAGCCGGCGGGACCGATGAGCCGTTTCCGCTGAATACGCCGGTAGCCGTGATTGGTGGCACCCAACTAAGCGCCCTCGGCGCCGGCGGCACCCTGGGCGAGGCGATCACGGACATCACCGACCAAACGAACGCGCTGATCATTGTCGTGCGTGCGGCGGATAAAGCGGAAGGTAAAGCCGCTGCCGTGCTGAGTACGGAAAAGGGCGTGAAGTTAACGACCGAAGACGGGGCGAAATTGCTCACAGAGCAGAAATTTGCGGTGGATCCAGATGTGCGGGCCAGTCTGGTCGCCGCTATGGGCGCCTGGTCATTAAGCGAATCTGTCACCCGTTACCGGCCGCGCATTTTGATTGCTCCGGGTTTCAGTGAAGACGATGCGATCGGGAAGGCGCTGGAAACGGCCGCAAACAAATTGCGCGCGGTGGCTTATGTTGATTGCGAGTCGATGGCCACGGCTCAGGAGGTTGTGACCCGTCGCCAAATGTATGGCGCCCGGGTGGAGCTGTTACGCCCGCGAGTCTCGAAAGTGAAAGCCAACGGTGAAATCACCTTTCGCCCTTATTCCGCGTTGGCTGCAGGTCTGCGCGCGCGGATTGATTTAGAAAAGGGCTGGTGGTGGAGCAAGTCCAATCAGGCGATCGCGAACATCCTCGGCGTTGAACAAGTGGACGAGTTTATCCTCGGCGATCGTAACTGCCAGGCCAATTTATTGAATATGGAAAACGTCACGACCATTATCCGCCGTGATGGCTTTCGGCATTGGGGGAACCGCCTTTGTATCCAGGATCCTCAATGGCAGTTTGAATCGGTGCGCCGTACTGCAGACGTTATCGAGGACAGCATTCAGGAGACTGCCTTGCTGTACGTCGATCGGCCGCTCGACCTGGAGAATGTTGATGACATCCTGGGCACGATTAACTCCTACATGCGCACGCTGACCAAGCTCAAAGCCATTTTTGGCGGCCGGGCCTGGCTGGATGAGGAACTGAACACCGCCGAAACGCTGGCGGCCGGTGAGGTCTATATCGATTATGACTTTGGTCCGAAATCACCGACAGAACGGATCACGATGCGGGTTCGCATTAACAACCAATATGCAGTAGAGGAGCTGGGGACGGTATGAGCGATAAAGCAACGGTAAGAGCCTGGACATTTTTTGCCGGCGGTTTCCGTATCCAGGGCGCGCATGAGTACACGCCGCCGGAACTGTCGATCGTCAAAACAGACCTGCGCACCGGCGCGCAGGATGCGCCCACGCCGATGGATGACGGGATGGAGGCGCTAACCTGCCAGATCAAGTTTTATGGCATCGATACGGACATGCTGACCCGCTTTGGTTTTGTGACGGGCAATCGTAATCGCTTTGCGGCCTATGAGGGCTATCTCAGCAACGGCCGCGCGCTAGGGGCGATTGACGAGATAGAGGGATTTGTTTCGAAAATTACGCCTGACGCCCGGGATAACCAGGCGCTGTCAGAAAAGGCCACCACGGTCGAAATCGCGATCAATTACTACAAACAAACGTTTGAAGGCCGCGAGCTGTTCGAAATCGACACGGAGCGCTTTATTCGCCGTGTGAATGGCGTGGATCAGTTGCGCGGCATTGCCGCCAAAATCCGCCTTTAATCCTTAATCATCCTCGCTATCAAGCGGCCCCCGGGCCGCTTTTTTATTGGAGCAATTTATGAGTTACCCCGCCAACAAACAAGAGATCACTTTCTATTCCCCGCTGACCCTCGAAGACGGCAGCGCACTTACCCGTGTTTTCATGCGGGAGCCTCTGGTGCGGGATCGTATCGAGTTCTCCCGGATGAAAGGGAATGACCTGGAGAACGAGGTGGCCATGATCGCTAACCTTTGCGATATGAACGTAAGGGACGTCGAGAACCTAACCTCGGCGGACTTCTCCCAGTTGGAGGATATGTTTAACGATTTTTTGCTACCGCCCGAAAAGCGGGAGAAATCGACATCCAGCGAGGCCTAAGGCTACTGGGGCGCCGGCTGCATTACACGCTGGGCGACTGGCTGAACATGCCTTTCAGCGTGTTTAGTGATTTTCTTGTGCTTGAAGTGGAGATAATCAATCGTGGCCGGACTTAGCCAAAAATTAAAGGCCGTTATCAGTTTCGGCGGCAATATCGACTCCTCCTGGGGTCGTTCTACGGACGGTCTGAAAAAGGGGCTGAGTTCTGTCGAAAAACAGTCTGAGAAGCTGACCAAACAACAGAAGGCCCTGGCTTTAGAGATGAAGCAGGCCAAATTAGCCGGCAAGGATATTGCCGGCTTAAAACGAGATTATGCCGGCGTCACGCGTGAGATAAAAAAAGCGGATGCTGCGCAGGTGGCCTTAAATCGTGACCTGCAACGATCCGAACGTCTGCGCCGATTTGGCGCCGGAGCTAAAACGGCGGTTGGCCGAACGTTGAAAGCGGGGATCGGGATGACCCTCGGCGGTGGGGCGCTGGCGGCAGCGGCCGGCGCCATACTTTCCCCCGTGAACATGAACGCCCAGACCGCTGAATCCGTCGGCAAGGCGAGAACCTACGGCGTGGGCATCGAGACGTATAACGCCTGGGACAGTTTCGGGAAACAGATGGGGCTGAATGGGGAGAACTTTGGGGATCTCCTGGAGGAGCTGAAAAACAAGGTCGGCGAATACAAGGCGACCGGGGAGCAATCCTCGCTTAACGATGCTTTCAAGATGCTGAAATTTGGCGCAGGCGATTTTGCCGGCCTGACCAATGAGCAGCAGTTTGAAAAAATCATGGAGCGCGCCCTAACGCACAAAGACGAGCAGGAGGCGGCGTCCGCGGTCGATATGCTGATGGGGGGCGAGGCCAATAAAATCCTGACGTACATGCGCCTGACCGGCAAAAGCTACAAGGAGATGATGGATCAGCAGAAGCGTTACAACCTGGTCACGAAGGAGGGCGCTGATGGCGCCATTCGCGGCAATATTGCTTTTAGTAATCTGCGCAGCGTGTGGGGATCGGCCGTGGAGGAAATCGCCGGCAAACTGGGCGGCTCGTTGGCGCCGAAAGTGACGCAGTTGGCGGATGAGCTTTCCGCCTGGTTCAAAAATGGCGGCATCAACATCATTTCCACCACGATAAGGAACAAATGGATCCCGAACCTGGTGGAGTTCGCCAACGGGATAATGACGGTTACAAAGTTGTTTCTGGCCATCGCCAGAAAATTAGCCTGGCTGTTGCCTGATGAGCAGAGCGACAAAAAAGCCATTGTGCGCTCTCTCGGTAAAGGGGACATCGAGGGCGCGCGTGATTTTGCCCAAACGCGGGGCCAATCTGCCTGGCTGGAATCCATTTTGAAGGCCCCGGAGAAGCAGAAGGCACTGCAGGGCATTTATAGCGATGCGCAATATTCATTATCCAGCGAGCGGATTATGAGTCCTGGTGCGTATTGGGATAAGGCCGACGATCGGATGCTGGCCGCTATCGGGGAAACTGACAAAGGTGATGATCCGTTAGAAGGGGCCTTTTCTTTCCTGTCTTCACTGACCAATCAGGGCGCTGCCGGCGACAAGCCGGCGATGACAGACAATCGCCGGCAAGAGGTGAACATGACGGTGATCGCTCAACCTGGCCAGGATGCGCAAGCGGTGGCGGATAGCGTGGTGTCGTCAATGAAAAATATGGATGTATTCAACGGCAACAATGCGATGCATGACCCAGTGGAGGCCTGGTAATGGTGGACATTATCGGCACGATCACGGACGCCTATGATGCACGGCGGCCGGCGGACAGCGCCAGCATTATGATGATGCTCGGCACCTTTGAGTTTTCTATCGACACGGCGACCTATAACCAGCTGACGCGGGAGGCCCGTTGGCGCTGGAGTGAGCAGGAGCGAATCGGCAAACAGGACTTGCTGCAGTACACCGGGAAATCCGCCCGGACAGTCAAAATGGACGGGGAAGCGCATTCCCAGTTTCGAAACGGTGTGGCCAGCATTGATTCGCTTTATGACCTGGCCGACAAGGCCGAGCCTCAGCAACTGGTGAGCAGCGCCGGCGATGTGCTGGGCTGGTGGGTTATTACCGATTTTACCGACACGACGCCGGCGTTTTTGCCTGGCGGCGCTCCCCGCAAGAAAACCTACTCGATCACGATAAAACACTATGCCGACGAATTATCTAACCCGTGAGGGTGACGTGCTGGATGCCGTCTGTGCGGCCCACTACGGCACGGAGAACCTTTCGCAGACCGTTGTAACGGTTTTAGACGCTAATCGCGAACTGGCAGCGCTGGGGGCTGTTTATCCGGCAGGGTTAATCATCATCTTGCCGGACATAGAGACGCCAACGCCTGAATCACCGATCCAGCTATGGGATTAACCGATGCAACAAAAACAGCCAGCCGAATTCCGGCCAGAATTCCGCATTATTGCGGAGGGGCAGGATATAACCGCGATCATTCGCGAAAACCTGGTGGATATCAGCTTAACGGACAACGGCGGCGCCACGGGCAAAACTGACGAGCTGCAAATAACCCTCCTGTCTGAAACGCTAAAACTCCCGCCCAAAGGCGCCCGCCTGAGCGTTGCCCTGGGCTTTAATGGCCAGTTAGTCGATAAGGGCTGGTTTGTGGTGTCTGGCCGTGCCAGTAGCGGGCCACCACGCAAGATCCAGCTTTACGCCACATCGGCCCCAATGAACGCGCAAAAACAGCCAGGCGATGTGCAGAGCCAGAAAAGCCGAAGCTGGGACGGTGTGACGCTGGAAGACATTGTGAAAACGGTGGCAACCGATAACGGCCTTATCCCCAAGATAGCCGCGCAGCTGGCCGGCATCGCGATAGAACACATTGACCAGGTGAGGGAGTCCGACGCGGCGCTGATGACCCGCCTGGCACGTGCGCATAACGCGGTGAGCAAGGCCGCCGGCGGTTATTGGTTGTTTCTGGAGCAGGGGGAAGCAACAACCGCCAGCGGTGGCGCCCTCAGTAACGTCACGATAACCCGGGAGGCGCTTTCCTCCTGGAGCTATTCAGATGGCCAGCGTGGGGCCACAACAGGAAAGCCGGCGAAGACGGCAGACGGTAAAGGCAAAAAGGGCAAAGTGAGCGTGTCTTATTTCGATCCCGCTGATGGTCGAACGAAAACCCAATCGCTGGAGCATGATGGACCCGACCAAGCCAACCCCTTCACGCAGCCGAGCAAAGCCCAGGCGGACAGCAGCGCCAAGTCAAAAATGACGCAGGCCAACCGGAACGAAAGGCGAATGACGCTAAGGGGGCCGGGCCGGCCGCAGTATTTGCCGTTGACTGCTGAAAGCCGGATAACAACGGCGGGATTTGGTGAGGAGGAGGATCGCACCTGGTTAATCGAGTCCCTGGCGTTTTCTTTGAGCAGCTCAGGCCTGGCGATGGCGTTTAACCTGGTCACTGATATTAAACCGCTTGCAGAGAGCAAAGCGAAAGCTGCGAAGAAAGAAAAGAAATCCGATGGCATTGGCTATTTCAATTAA